TCTAATAACTTAAGATACTCATCCCTTTGTTTTTCAGCATCAGTTTTACCTTTTCCATAAAAGTTTTTACGAATAGGCTTACCTTCAGAATCAGTTCCAACAGTAACTCTAATTCTATAATACTCATTTCCATTTATTTTGGCATTTAACTTTCTTTTAGCAGCCATAATTTAATAAAGCACCTTTCTATAATAATTTCAACGCTCATACTAGATTGAATAAATATTAGCTTGTTTGATTGTTATTTTTTTTAGGGAGTATCTTTAAAATTTCCTCAGGAATATCTTCGTTCGATGTATCTTTATAATACTGGCTTAGAATACTAATTCCTCTATCATCTAATTCATCAAATCTTCCTGTGTATGCATGAATTATCATTTTTGATTTTGTTTCTAATCCGTTTTTATATTCTTGATTATATTTTTTAAAATACATATCAAAAAGATTTTTATAGAGTTCTTCACCAGTGAGTATCTTATTATCTACAACTGGAAACTGATAAAGTAGTGACCTTCTACTCATTCCAGAAGATGTTTCAGCATCCTTGTTTGCCATGATATCAATAATAAGATTTTGTATTATTAATGTATTATCAAATTTTATTTCAGGAAAAAGTTTATTCATGTTATTTTTAAGATCATTAATATATTTCATAACTTTAGTATCAAATATATTCAAATCAAAATTCTCTTTAAAACTTGTTCTAGTTACTTGATCGGTGTCAATTAGATCATTGAGTGAAACTTCAAAAACTTTGGCTATTTTCTTGAGGGTTTCTATAGAGGGCGTTACTTTACCTATTTCATATTTTTTAACAGAATATTGAGAGAGACCTATTTTTTTCCCTAACTCTTCTCTTGAAATCTTTTTTGCTTTTCTATATTTTTTAATATTTTCACCTAAACTCATTTGTACACCTCCTATTATATTGTAACACCGAATAATAATATTGTCCATAATTTAATAAAATACTTGACAAAGAGATTAATATGGTCCACAATAGATATAAAGATAATATTATGGTCCGATATAAAAAAGCGGACAAGGAGGTGAACTATGAAAATTAAAAAGAGATTAAACTTAAAAATTCAAAGAATGAGAGTAAATCTATCTCAAGCACAATTAGCAAAAAAGGTAGGAATAACAAAGCAATCAATAAGCGATTATGAAACAGGGAGAATAAATCCAAGTTTTGAAGTAATGGCTAAAATAGCAAAAGAATTAGATTCAACGGTAGATGAACTATTTTTTAAAGATATTGAATAGGAGGGACTAATGAACTTAGATTTTTTAAAAGCAAAAATTATTGAAAAAGGATTAACTCAAAAAGAAGTTGCTGAAGAAATTGGAATAAATCCAAAAACGTTAAATGCAAAGCTTAATGGTAGAGAGAAAATGACCTTACAAGATTTTCATAAAATAGTAAAAATTCTAATATTAAACAGTCAGGAATTAGAATTAATGGTACATGAAATGTTCAAAGCAAGAAAGGTAATCCAAAGAAGTGAGGTGTGATTATGGCTAATTATAAAAGAGTTGAAGGACTTAAGAAGCTTGATAGCATACAAGCTACAGCTAAGTACTTCGGAATAGGAGAACATAGGTTGAGACATTTGTGCAAGACTGATCCAGACGTTCCGTGTATTAAAATAGGTCAAATAAGAAAAATAATAGTTGATAAATTTCCTGAATACTTAGAGAAATGCAGTAGAGAAAATAGAACTTTATAAAGAAAGGATAGAAAGATGAATAACTATAGCAATAAACAATTTGTTCAAGCGGGGGATTCCTACACGATACTAGATATTAAACAAGAAGGTCCAAGATCTGATGTTCTTTTACTAAGAGAGGATGGAGTCGCAGTAATAGGACATGGATTCACTGGTGACAGATGGTCGCAAGGTTCATACTTTATGAATGGATTAAAGGATGCAGCTAAAAAATTTTATAAGTTAATAGAAGATCAGGAGGAAGAAAATGATTAATACAAAAGTTGTAAGGTTAGACTCACATAAAAGATTAATAAATTTTATAGATAAAGATACAGCAATAAACGAGCAAATAAAAAGTTTACCTGAAATAACAACAGCATCTGAACAAAAAGTTTATGGAGATATTTTAAGAGAATATAAGCAAACACTACAAAAGAAATATGAAATAGAAAAATTAGTAGAGGAACAACTTCCGTATTTGCCGGAAGAAGCTAAAAACTTAATACTAGGTTAAAAAGGGAGAGAATTAAAATGCCATTAAATCAAAGGGTTTTAACAAAACATGAGGAGGATTTAATGGAGGAATTTAAGATGGAATTGTATAGAATGGACACAGATCCAAGGTCGGTTAATAGATGGAGATTAGAAGATATAAAGATTGAAATAAGTAAGAGCGAAAATTCTAAGTTAATTAAGAAATTAGCACGAGAGAAAGCAAATGCAATGTTTAAGAGCAGGAAAAGGAAGAGGTGATTAAATGGTTAATGGAGGTGATATAAACTCAAATAATAACTTTACTGATGTATCTAACGAGGTAATAGATAACTTGATAAAAGCTGATTTGAATGCTACACAACATAGAATAATTTTCATAGTATTAAGATTTACAGATGGTCACCAAAGAAAAGATCATCCAATGTCTTTGAAATTTATATCAGATAATACGGGAATTAACAAAAGTCATGTATCAAGTGAACTAAAAAAACTAATTGAAAGAAAATTTATAACTGTAACTAAAGAGGCAAAGTCAAACAGCCCAAGAATATTAAGGTTTAATACAAATGTTTCTCAATGGGAAATGAGCAGAAATAAGGACGGTGGTTAGATGGAGGATTCAAAAATTAAAGGTGGATACATATTACTAAGTAGAAAAATTATAGAAAGCAAAATCTTTAATAAACCACCGTTATATTTAAAAGTTTGGGTTTATCTAATAACTAAAGCACAACATAAACAATACAACAATTTAAAAAGAGGTCAATTATGGACGAGCATTCCCGAAATAATGGAAGCTTGCAGCTGGTATGTAGGCTACAGAAAGGTAATACCAACAAAGAGCCAAATATATACAATTATTAAATGGCTACGAAATCCCTACGAAGGGAACGACGAAACAAACAACAATGAAACAATGATAGCAACGACGAAAGCAACACACGGCATGCTTGTCAACATTGTAAATTACAACGTTTATCAGACTCCAAAAAACTACGAAGGCAACGACGAAAGCAACGGCGAAAATCTTACGAAGAAACTACGAAAGCAACAGGAGTCGGACAATATAAACAAGAATGATAAGAATGACAAGAATGATATAAATATATATAGTGATGAAATTCAAGAAATTCACTCCTACTGGAAAAGTCTTTTAAAAGACATAAATAATGCACAATTAACAGATACTTTGAAAGATACAATAAAGGCTAAACTGAAAAAGTGGGATAAGGACAAGATCATAGAGGCTATAAAAAATTACAACGAAGTTTTAAGAGCAGACTATTTCTATGATAGTGAATGGACCTTAATAAACTTTATAAAGCAGGGTAACGGAGTACCAAGGTTTGTTAGTGGATTAGACGAAAGATACAACGGTGATATATATACCAAATTTCTAAAAAACAAAAACAATAGTAATGGTAAGAGCAAAGGATGGGATGAATTATGACAAGAGAGCTAATGAAAAAATACCTAGAACAGAATGAAGCAATATTTGGATATAACGGAGATAGAGAAATTCTATTAAATACCTGGTATGAAATATTTAAAGATATTCCACCTGATGAGTTTAAAAAAGCATTTTACCAAGCTTTAAAATCTGCTGAATTCTTTGTTAAGCCGGCAACAGTAATTAAAAATATAAAATCTAATAGACATTTACCAGTAGATAAAGCCTGGAAGGTATGTAATAGATTATTTAATGAGCATATTCAAAGGGATGAGATTATGGCTATAAAAGAGAAATACCCTCTAATCTATGAAATATGGGAAGATAACAAATACATGCTAAATAGAGAGTATAGGGGTAGAGAGATATTCAAAGAACTATACCAGGAGGCTATATATGGATAAAGAAAGAGAGATACTAGGAGCTTGCTTACTCTATGAAGATAAACTAAGCATGGCAGTTGCTCAACTAAAGCCGGAGGACTTTCAGGATAAAAAACATCAAACATTATTCAAAGATATTATTGAACTTGTTAGATCAGGAACTAAAGTCGATATAGTTACACTAAACGAAATTTCAAAAGTTGATATAAACTATATAGCAGGCTTACCGGAAACTATTACAAATCTAAAAAACACAGGGGAACATATAAACTTATTAAAAAAAGAAAGTACCAAGCGGAAAATCTTAAAGGCAATGTCAACCGTTACATTAGAAGGCAATAAACAAGACCTAAGCGACTTAATAGACTCAATAAGCACAAAGATATTACCACTAGCCAATCTTAACCAGGAAGAAGAAAAAGACATCAAAGACCAGGTTATGGACTCAATAACGGACCTAGAAAACAGATCTAAAGGAATTACAGGAATAAAAACCGAATTTCATTCAATAGATAAAATGATTCATGGCTTAGAAGGTGGAAATCTTTACATGATAGCTGCTAGACCAGGAATGGGAAAAACAGCTCTAGCATTAAACATGATAGACAAGATAAAGGCAAAAACTTTATTCTTTTGTCTAGAGATGAGCGAATCTGATTTAATACATAGGATTATGTCATTTAAACAAAATATTGATACTGAAAAAATGAGGACCGGACAGCTCCAAGATTATGAATGGACTGATATTTTAAAAGCCGGAGAAGATATAAGCAATAAAAAAATTAATATCGATATAAATTCTAGTACCTTACTTAAGATCATATCTAAGATAAAAAGATTTAAGCCGGAGATAGTTTTTATAGATTATTTACAACTTATAAATGGCGGTAAGCATGAATCTAAAAACTATGAGATGGCTTACATTAGTAGAGAATTAAAGAAAATATCATTAGAGATGAACATCCCTATTGTAGCACTGGCTCAACTTAATAGAGGACCGGAAGCAAGAAAAGATAAAAGACCTTTACTAAGTGATATAAGAGACAGCGGAAGTTTAGAACAAGATTTTTCAGTAATCATGTTTTTATATAGAGATTATTATTACTATCCATCATCTGATAAGGCTATAACTAATAATAAAGGCCAGGTAATGGGAGAAAGAATTGAAATAGAAGTAGCTAAAAACAGGCATGGAAGAACTGGAAAAGTAGAACTTTATTTCATACCTAGATATTTAAAATTTGCAGAATTTGCAAAGCAACAAGAGGTAGAGGATGCAAGCTAAAAGAAAATAACTAAATAATTATTAGGAGCTTGATATATGGATTACTATCAGAATTTA